GCGCAGGTGCGGTTGGATCAAAAGGGCAAGTATTAGCACAAGGGTATAATGGTTTTCCCCGTGGTATCAATGACTCACCTGCTCGTATGAACGTAAAAGAAACAAAATACAAATATGTAGTTCACGCAGAGCAAAATGTAATATATAATGCTACATATAATGGCGTGTCGTTAGATGGATCTACTCTTTATGTGTGGGGATTACCAGTTTGTTCTGAATGTGCAAAGGGAGTTATTCAAGTTGGAATTAAACGAGTGATTATGCCAAATGGAAAATATCCTGATCATTGGACAGAATCTTTTAATCAAACGTCTGCCATGTTTGAGGAAGCAGGAATAGAATATGAATTTATTGACCCTGCTTAATTGCATAAATATATCACGTATATAATGCTTTAGAGGAATATATGAATGAATAAAGTGTCTGTTATAATGGCTCGTGGTGTAGAAGGTTGTGGCGTGACCAAGTACACAGTTGAGCAAGTAAAGTGGCTACGTAAACATGGATATGAAGTAAAAGTCTACGCCGCTAAAGATAAAAACTACTCAAGAAAATACGCACACGACTTAGGCGAGTTTGACCATTTCAAATTTGCTGATGAAGTTGCTGTGAATAGTATGATCGAAGAATGTAATAACTCAGATGTTATTATGATAAACTCATTACCATCTAAAGATACTGGACGAGGTAAAGGCTCTGGCGCTCAAGCTGTTGAGAACTGGAAACATGCTTTAAAATCGTTTAATAAGCCTGTTGCCCTTATCCAACACGACCATACAGTATATTCTATTAAACGTAATGGTGCTTTAGAGGAAGCAATTGACGCAGCTGATATTATTTTTGCTCATGCTAGCACCAATGATTTTTCTCAATACGTAAAAGATTATACTGGTACTGGTGGACTTGCTGCATTCCTTGGTGAAGACGATGGGCCAACCATTCACTCATTTCAGCCAGGCATAGACTTTGATGGAACTCGTCAAAAATACTGGAAACCTATTGGTATGCAGGATCCAAAGCATCATAAGTGGATTGGGCGTACTACTTCTTGGAAAGGTTATAAGCTTATGTTCGAATGGCATAATGCTTATGGTGAAAAAGAAGGTTGGCTAACTACTATGGAAGGTATTGAAAAATCTCCAGCATGGTTAGGCTTTAAAGAACTCAGCGATTTTTACGACGAGCTAGCAAATCAACCTGACGACGTAGATCTACAATCTCGTTATGGAGACAAAGCTTCGGTGTTTAGTACATTTATTAACGATGAGCTAATGCATCGTATGTCTCGTTCTGGATTTGGCTATCAGCTAAGTATACTTAAACCAAAGTATATTGAACGTTCTATTGAGTATACTCACCAAGAAGTTGTATGTGCTGGTACAGTTCCGGTTTTCCGTAAAGAATATGGTGATGTCTGTATCCATCGGGTTTCTGGCGACCCTCTTACTGAAACACCAAATAATGGTACTGTTTGGCTTGAAGCCGATAGTGATAATACTGAGAGTTTAGAATTAGTACGTAAGCTTGAGGCTGATGATGGATATCGTAATGAATATCGTGAGCAAGCATTTGAATTCTATAAAGCGCACCAAGATGCTGAGGTTACGTTTGAAGATTTAATGAATAAAATTAAGGAGAACGTATGATTAGCCACGCATCGATTGTACCACTTATTGGTGGTGAAACTATTGGAGCATCTGCAGCCTATGGTAGTAAGCCCGATTATTTTCTTTCTTATAGTGCATTTGCTGACAATGATTCTCATATTCGTAATTACATGCCAGACGTACCTTTCTATTTACTCGATGAAGGACAAAAAGCACCGCACTCAGTCGACGTAGTTCATACTGTATGCCCGTGCGCAGGTCTATCTCAATTGTCACATGGCTTTGGAGATCATAACGAAAATAATAAATGGATGGGACTTACCGCAAATTATGTGCTTGGTGAAATGAGACCAAAAGTATTCTGGGGTGAGAATGCTCCCGGTTTTGCTGGTAAGATTGGTGAAACTGTTAGGAATGAGTTAAAGAAAATTGGTAAGGATAATGGCTATACAATGTCAGTATATCGAACCAAAACATTACTACATGGTGGACCACAAATACGAGAACGTTCTTTCTATTTCTTTTGGAAAGGCGATAAAACTCCTTTAATGAATTATTATAATCGTCCACATACACCTATTGAAGATGTATTAAACGGTGTAAAGTCTAACTTTCAAATGGAACCTATTAATAAGAAGACTCCATCGAAAGACGATATTTACTATAAGTTTATTTTAGAAGAGATTCACGGTGGGATTACTCATAAAGAATTTGCTGAGATTGTAGAACCGCAAAAGGTACGTAATGCCGACGTGTTTTCTTATATTGAGCGTATGGGATATAACTATCAGCAAGTTGGTGCATGGATGGAAAAGCATGGATACGAAAAAGAAGTAGAAAAGTGTAAGTATCGTGATGCTAAACTCAAAGCCGGTGGTAATATTATGAGACGTGGTACTATTGTTCCAAAGGATAACATTGGTGCTTTCGTTGGTCACTATCCCACTATGCTAACGCACCCTGTAGAAGATCGATATATAACATATAGGGAAGCAATGACTATTATGGGTCTACCTTCAGACTTTGAGTTATTGAATCCTAAGAAATCAGCAAATCATATTTGCCAAAATGTACCAGTACAAACTGCTACTGACATGGCAGAAGAGACTAAAAAATATCTCAATAATGAGTTAGTTTTAGTTGACACAGACTACGTTTTGCAATATAATCATACACAGAAAGCCGAATACATTGAAAGGGCTAATACATTGGAGGAATTTATATAATGATAGAATATAAGTTTAGAGAAAACGAATTGATTAAAGATTTTCAAGAATACGTTGACTCTACATATGATTCTCATTACTCAAAAGAAAAATTTCAAGCCACTGAATTTATTATCGATGGTGGCCACGGTACTGGATTCTGTATGGGTAATGTACTTAAATACGCTCAACGCTATGGAAAGAAAGGTAGCCAAAGCGATGCCCGTAAAGATCTAATGAAAGTATTACATTACGCACTCATTCAGCTATACATTCATGATCAAAAGGCAGACGAGTTTACACCTGAAGATACTGTTAACACTGTTTATAGCTCAGACTATGGTGATTTAACTATTACTTCTATGTTAGGTGATACTGTATTTGATACTGATGAGCTTACCACACTTACAATAACTGGACTTGACAAATGAAAATAGAAATTAAAACCGAAGACCTTCAAAAGAAAAAGCTTTTAATTGCTACTCCAATGTATGGTGGCAATTGTGCTGGTATGTTTACTAAAGCAACTAACGATTTGTGTATGGCTGCTGGTAAATACGGTATCAGCATTCAATTCTATTATCTATTCAATGAGTCTTTAATTACACGAGCTCGTAACTATTGTGTAGACGAATTCCTTCGTTCAGATTGTACTCACCTACTCTTTATTGATAGTGATATTGGATTTAATTACAAAGACGTATTTACTCTATTACATCTATGTGATGAAGAAACCGACATGGACATTGTAACTGGCCCATATCCAAAGAAAACAATTGCTTGGGAAAAAGTAAAGCAAGCTATGGATCATGGTTATGGCCAAGATAATCCACACCAACTTGATCAGTTTATTGGTGACTACGTATTCAATCCAGTAAAAGGCGTAAAGTCATTTCGTATTGACGAGCCAGTAGAAATTCAAGAAGGTGGTACTGGGTTTATGATGATTAAACGTTCGGTATTTGAAAAATATGCTGAAGCATATCCAGATCTCAAGTATTTACCAGATCATGCTCGTACTGAACATTTCGATGGTACACGAGAAATTACTGCTTTCTTCGATACTATTATTGATCCAGATAGTAAACGCTATTTGTCTGAAGATTATATGTTCTCTTACAATGCACGTAAGATTGGATTAAAAGTTTGGTTGTGCCCTTGGATGCAATTGACACACGTAGGTTCTTATATGTTTGGTGGATCACTGGGCGCTATGGCCGCTATTGCTGCATCACCTACTGCAAGTAAAGAATCGAATAAAAAGCATTTCGAACCAAAAGATGAGTTGACATCTCGGAAGCTTAGTGATAATATGGATAGCATGAGCCGGCAACAACGCCGGGCTGCTGAGCGTGAAAAAAAGAAAGGTAACGCATGATGAATTTTAGTGATGATACTCTTGGAATATTGAAAAACTTTTCTGCCATTAACCCAAGCTTAATGTTTAAGCCTGGCCAAGTACTACGTACTATTTCTCCACAAAAGACTGTAATGGCTGCAGCTTCTATCGATGAAAGCATTGATACACCTGCTGCTGTATACGATCTATCTCGTTTTCTCTCAACTCTATCGTTATTTGACGATCCAGACGTACAATTTGGTTCTGATAAATTTACGATTCAATCTGGTCGTAGTCGAGTAAATTATACATATGCTTCTGAGTCTATGATTATTACTCCACCCGAAAAAGATATTGAAGTACCTAATCCCGAAGCCACGTTTAATGTCGAGTGGTCAAATATTCAAAATGTTATTCGTGCGGCTGGTGTACTTCAACTTGGTGAGATTGCTTTTAAATCTGATGGTACAACTATCTCAGTGTCTGCGGTAGACTCAAAGAATCCAACAGCTGACAACTATAGTGTTGATGTTGCTGAAGGTAATGGTAACGTATTTGAAATGATTATTAAGGTAGAAAACCTACGCTTAATGCCAACTGATTATATCGTATCCCTTTCTTCAAAAGGTATGGCTCACTTTAAATCTAACAAGGTACAATATTGGATCGCCCTTGAAAGTAAATAATTTACATCTTTGAATTTCTGTGATATAATGTTTATAATGAAAGAGGTAAATTATGCAAGACTTTTTGTGGGTAGAAAAATATCGTCCTAAGCGTGTAGAAGACACGATCCTTCCATCTGATCTCAAAGCTACGTTCCAGCAATTTGTAGATCAAGATAACGTACCAAACTTAATTCTTGCCGGCCGAGCTGGTGTCGGCAAGACTACTATTGCGAAAGCAATGCTCGAAGAAATTGGCGCTGATTATATTGTAATCAATGGGTCTATGAATGGTAACATTGATACACTTCGAGTTGAGATTGCAAACTTTGCGTCTACTGTATCTTTTACTGGTGGTCGTAAATACGTAATCCTTGATGAGGCGGACTATCTGAATGCGAATAGTACTCAGCCGGCTCTTCGTAACTTTATGGAAGAATTCTCAAAAAATTGTGGATTCATCTTAACGTGTAACTTTAAAAATCGTATCATCGAGCCTTTACATTCTCGTTGTTCAGTAATTGAGTTCAATATACCTAACTCAGAAAAAGCCGACATGGCTACTCAGTTCTTTAAACGTGTAAAACAAATCCTTGATGATGAAGGAGTGGAGTATGATAGCAAGGCTGTTGCTGCTGTGGTACAGACTTATTTCCCTGATTGGCGTCGAGCTCTTAACGAGTTACAGCGCTATTCTGCTACTGGTCGTATTGACTCTGGCATATTAGCAAATAAGTCTGATGATAATATCAATACATTATTTGCGCATTTAAAAGGTCGTAACTTTACTGAAATGCGTAAATGGGTTGCTGAAAATTCTGATATTGAGTCAGCTATACTTTATCGCCAGCTATATGATAAAATGCCAGAAAAAGTAAAAAGTACTACGTCTATTGCTGAGTCAATTGTAGTATTAGCACAGTATCAATATCAAGAAGCTTTTGTAGCAAATCCAGAAATTAACCGTGTGGCAGCATTGGCAACGCTAATGGCTGAGTGTGATTGGAAATGATTGACTTTCTTAAACGTATTAGTTTACATAATAAAAAAGAAACATGCTTAGTTTGTGATAAACCAGTCGGTAATGATGCGGCTGTGGTGAATTACAAGTATTTGAATGGAACTGGTCAAGCCTTTGTCTGTAAAAAATGTGCAGACGATATGGATAACACACAATTGGATGGTACTGGTTATGACGCCATTTGATTATATTAATGATGCATCCCACTCAAAGAAAAACCTTATGCGCGGTAGTGAAAACGATAAGCTAGCCGAACAAGGTTATAATCCATGGCTAACTAATATAGCTTTCTCTCAACATCCCGATACTATTCTACACGCTAACCTTATGAATATGTATCACCACCTAGATAATCGTGCCCAATACGAGTATTTTATAAATAGTCTAAGATCAAAGAAGCGTTTTGGCAAGTGGTCGAAGAAAAAAGACA